ACCGAGCGGGCGCCGCCGGCGGAATAGGATCGGAACGACGTGTTGACGGGTGTGGCGCGGTGCATTGTCGAAATCCCTTTCTACTGGCTTGGCTGAATGGCCTGATCGTTGGCGTACGATGACGGGTCCTGCGGCGCGCCGGATTGGCTCATGTTGAATTCGGACTCGCCGCCCAACAAAAACGGCGGCACACAAATAAGCGTCGTCAGCGTTCCGGTATCGTTGTCTTGCGTGAAGATTGCGCTGAGAATTCCCAGCTCAACGTCGAGCGGGCACATCGGGCTCTTGATGTGAACGTTGTCGCCGACTCGCCAGAGCGAGCCGCCCTGCGGCGAATTTGTTTTCCAGCCTTGCAGAGTAACGACGGCCTGTAGCACGTCGCCCTCGTGCCAGAACTGCTCATGTTGCGTACGCAACTGGACTTCGTCTTCGTCCCACACGTTATGTTCATTCGGCGTTTTCAACGGACTGTAGGCTTTGGCTGTGCCTTTCATGCTCGACTTTTGCTGAGCGATCGGCGGGCCGCTGTGCCCGTCCGTGCCGGCGCTCTGCGAGTTCATGATGTATTCGGATTGCGTGTTCTCGACGGAAAAGATGCACTGCATCCGCAGAATGTTCTTGCCTTCCTCCAATGTCGTCGAGCCGCCCTGTCCGGCGCCGCCCTTGCCGATAAATTGGAAGTTTCCTTTTTGGTCGGACCCGCAAACAATGCGGCGCATGCGCGCGATGCGCTCAAGAAACATCCAAACATTCTCGCCGGGCTCGACCCGCAGCTTCTTGAACGGTTTCGAGCTGATATCGCCTTTATAGGTCGGCTGTATTCCGAACGGCTTACAGACCTGACTCGCGATGTCCTGGAACGTCATGCCGTCGAACTTCGTCGGTGTCGGCTTGATGATCGAGGATTTCGACGGATACCAGGATTTGCTTTTGCCTTGGAGCTGGACCTGATGACTGTTCGCGTCGTACGCGACTTGGCGAACGGTGATGACGCCGGTTAAGGCCGCCTCGCCGCCGAGCGTGATGTTGCAATCCTGCCCGGGGACGAACTGTTGCGGATTAGGTTGCCGTTCCACCGCGGTGAACCTAAAGAACGCCCACGCCTCGGCCCAATGATGCTCGACCCGTACTGACTTCCAATCCTGAAAATCAGAGCCGGCAACGCTCATCTTGCAGATTTCATCGGGGTTCGGGATTTTCTGTTGCATGTTACGACGAGAGCCCAACGCCCTGCGGCCGCATGAATGCCGGGTGCACGACCGCGTTTTCGTCGCGCAGCTCGTCGGCGCGGCCGGCATCGGCGTACAGCCGATAAGCGAAATACAGGGTCGCGTTTGGATAGGCGAACTGGAAACTGAGCATGCGCGGCAGCGGTCGCGCCGTGCTGACAAGATGATAGGACAACGCGGCGTGCAGCTCGATCAACGCCCGATACGTCGCATAGTCCATGTTATCGGCGACGATTTCCTCCATCGGGGCGAACGCCGCGTTCATAATCTGGCGCGTCGCTTCAACGTCATTGCGGCTGGCAAAAGTAGTCTCGGCATAGATCCAGCATTCAGTCGCGAGCGTGAACTCTATGAACGCGTTTTTGATCAGCGTGGCGCCGAGTGTCTGTGGAGTTTGCGCGACCGCGATGCCGCGCACCACGTCGAGCTGCGTTGCCAAGACGCCAGCCAGCCGCGCCTTGTCAAAGATATCGGCGAGCGGCGGTCCTGATTGGTCGGTTTGGATCAGATATTGCGCATTTGCTTTGAAGGCGCCGATGGCGGTACGCAGATCGGAGCCGGTGCGGCCGCGCAATGGCGTTACCGCGAGCAGCGTATTCAGCACCAGATCGGCGATCGGGACCGCCTCTTTCGCGTCTTCCTTGAACATCGTTGGTTTTACCTAACGGTCACGCCAGCGGTGATTTGCGACACGACCTGCGCCGACATCGCCTGCGCTGCTGAAATCAGGAGCGATTGAGTGTTTGCCGACGCGCCGCCGGCGGCGCCTGCCTCGGCGAACTGAATGTCGAACACGCAATAGCCGCCGTATTTTTCTTCTTCGGTCAAACGGTAGCGTTCGCAGACAACTTGGATTGCCGGCAGCAACGGTAATTGCAACGAGCCGGCGCCTCCGGTGTCGAGCGAGGTCTTCAACTGATTGCGCGGCTGGGTGTAGTCCGGCTGCAAGAGTTGCGATCGGTACGTCGGATATTGGATGCAGTAGGCGCGCACCGAAAAGCGATAGGCGCGACGGCCCATGTCCTCGGCATAAGGAGTCTCTTTTTTCGGAAACTCGTGGAGCACAATGCGGCGGCCGTTATCGACGCTGCCTTGGTCGACGTGAAACGGCGAGCCCTTGTATGAAGCCGGCATGAGCTTGCCGCGCCAGCCGCTCGGAAGATCGCGAATATCCATCTAACGAGGTCCATAGATTGTCGGCCGCCTCACCGTTGACGCGGCGCGTTCCATCTGCATTTGCCGGTTCATTTCGACTTCCTTGAACATTCCGTCGCCCTCGGCATCCACCGCTGTGCCTGCGGGCGCATTCACGTCGACCGTCAGCTTGCCGGTGCCCTCGACCTTGTGCGTGGTCTCGCGGCGCATGACGCGGTAGAGCGCTTCGCGATCGAGGTCGGGCGGCGGCGCCGCGACTTGCTCCGCCGCGCTCGGCCGATCGAGCATGCGGCGGCCGCTGAGCGGGTCGATCGCCGACAGCCATTCGTGATCGGCTTTTTCGCGTTCCGGCGGCTGATAGACGATCGGTTGCCGTATGCCGGTCTGTTGCTCCATGAACGGGAAGCGCTTCGCTCCCGTCATTGCCGTCATCGCTTCCGGTCGGCCAAAAACGCCGCGGTAGGCCGCCCCCAGGAACGCCGGCGCACCGCCGAGCAGCGACGACAACGCGATGATCGGATCGATCCATTGCTGGTCGGTGCCGACCGGCTGAATCGGTACGTCGCGCGCAAAGGCACCTTTGAGGTTTCGGGCGTCCTCGATATTTTGCGATGGCCGCTGTTCGGCCTCGAACTTCGCCCAATCGGTGTGCTCGAAGCCCATGCTCGGAATAACGGGACGCGCCGGCGGCGCTGTGTCGGCCGCGCCAGTGAAAAGCTGCGGCTCCGTCATCCGGTCACCCCAGCGCGCATCATAGGGCGCCGCAGTCGGCGGTGCGCCTTCGGGCGGCAGTGGCGTCGCCGGGTGCAATACGTCGGGCGCGGGCGGCGCCCACCATTTGCCGACTTGCGGCGCTGTCGGCGCCATCTGTTCCGGTCGCGTCGGCATCGGCCGCGCAAACAGCGGCGCAGGCGGCGCAGGCGGTGGTGGCGCGGGCGGCGGCGGCGGCGCGGGCGGTTGCCAACCCCATGCGCGCTCGCCTGCCGGGGCTTCCTCCTTGGGCGGAGTCCAAGGGGGAACTCTCGGCTGCGGAGTTTTGCCGAAGACGAGTTCCCACGCCAAATCTTTTTGTGGCTCGCCTTTCCCCGCGTCCTTTTCGCTTGCCGCTTTTTGTCCCTCCAAAAATTGATTCGACTCTGCAATTGCCTTTTTTTGTTCGTCGGTAATGGACAATCCAAGCGATTGACGAAGTCTCGGGCCAGCGGTGCTCGCGGTATTCAGATAACCGCCGATTTGCTGGAACACTTTGCCGACATCTTTTAAGAGGTTGACGGAATCTTGCAGCGCTTTCGCGAATTCCCGCAAATCGTCGGGACGGAGGCTTTGCTCCCACTCCTTGAAACTGGCGGCGACTTGCTTCAATTCCGTGGTGATGATCGGCAGGATTTCGGTTTGGAATTTCGCGCCGACTTCCTCGAACGTCAGCTTTATTTGCGTGACCACGGCGAGGAATGCGTTGGCCTTGTTGACCCGATCTTGTTCGCGCGCTTTTTCCTCGTCGGTGGCTTCCTCGAAATCTTTTCGAACTTGCACCAAACTCTGCGCGCCAAATCTTTCGTAAAAACTCATGCGGGCCGACGCGGCGCGCTCGACGCTGCCGTATCGCGCCAAGTTTCCTTGATAGATTTGGTCTCCCATCTGCCGCAGGGTGTTGGCGAACAGCGTTGCATTGTTGGTCGCGGCTGCGCCCATCAATTGACTGACGCCCTGTTGCATGGCGGCGAAATCTTCGCCTTGCAGACCTTTCAGCAAACCTTGCCGCAGCGGGCTTTCGCGCTTTTGGACTTCGCCCATGGCTGCGGCCATGCTCGAAATGCTTTTCTCGGCCTCGCCCGCGCCGACGCCGGCGGCGACAAAGCCCTCCCGCATTTCCTTGAATGTGCCGGGCGCGACGCCGGTGATCCGCGATAGTTGACCAAGATGCTGGTAGGCGGTGACGTAGTCATTCATCGCCTTGACTTCGAGCGCGACGACGGCACCGACCGCAGCGACCGAACTGCCGACGAGGCCGACTGATCGCGCCGCCAGCGTCGACGCCTCGGTCAGACCGCCCATGCCCTTGGTCGCGACCTGGACAACCTCACCCAGCTCGATGCCGTGGGACTTGAGCTTGTCGTAACTTTGCGTGACCTGCGCGTCGCCGAGGCTGGTCAGCTTTTTCTTTATTTGCTCGACTTGCGGTGACGCGTTGTCGACCAAGCTGACTTGTAGTTTTAGTTCCTCATACTCAGTCGCCATCGGCGTTGCTCTTTGTCTGCATGCGCTTGGCAACTTGAATCGTGCGTTCCATATGCAAACGCACTTCGCCGATCGGCATGCTCAAGAACACTTCGGGATTTTGGCGATACCAGCTCGCGAGCCAGTAGCAATCGAGAATCAGGTCTTCGTATTCGCCGGCACCCACATACGCGGATCGGGGAGAAAAAAACCACGTAGCCGATACCCGCACGTCGCTAGATCGCGCGGGTCCATTTGTTCGATCATGGGCGGCAAGATGTTGGAAAGCGCGGCAATCATCCGAATCATTTTCGCATCATCGATGATGATTTCGTTTTGGTAGTCGACACGGCACGGATTGCCGTAGCGATTGACATCGCCGCCGGTCGGCTCGCGAAAACTGATTTCGTTGATCAGCTCGTTTCGGTTGTTGCGGATCGGCTTTTTGAGCCTGACCGTGACCGGCCATTCCTCGGCCGGCGGCATTTCCGCCGGTGCGTCCGGCGCAGCGATTTCCGGCGTTCCGGCGTGCCCGTTGACCGGCTCTTGCTGCACTTGGTCGACGACGCCGGCGCCGGGCTCGACGAAGCCCTCGCGCCGCGGCTGCACGTGCGGCTCGTGGCGCCTCTGTTGCGGTGTGTTCATGCGCTGCAGCGCTCCTTACGCGATATTGAGTTCCTGACAGCCGACGCCTTCCCAGCGCACGCGCAATTGACCGTCGCGGGTGTTTTCCTCGAAGGCCGCTTTGCACGTGGCGTTGATCAGCGTGTACTGCTTGCCATTGGCGAGCTGGGCGACGACCGTGGAGTCGACTTGCGCCTGTAGGTCGTCGAGGTTGAGCGTTGGCACTGCCGAGAGGTCGCCCTCGATATACGGCACACGCGGCAATTCTTGATAGCCGTGCACGCCGTCTTGTCCGGCAATCATCGTGCGCTCGACGATGGACGGACTGACGGTGAAATTGCCGCGAAGCGCGTACTGATTGCCGTCCACGGTAACGAAAGCGATGCCCGCAAAGCGTTGGGCCATGATCGTCTCCTAACTGTTTGGTTGCTGGGCGAGCGGAAAGAACCGGGCGCATTGCGCGCCCGGCTTTTCGTTTTTGTTGGGATTTACGGAGTGGAGA